AAGGTACTGTTGAATCTGGTCAGAATTATATCAATCTAATTATTGAAGAATTCAAAAATTCAAAACTTTGAATTATATTTACAAAATGTAAAAGAAAAGTTTGTACAAGCAGTAAATCATTATAAAAACAATAGAGAGTATAATATTCTTTCAAATAATTTTGGACAACCAAAAAGTACCGAACCTCAATTATGTTACGATACAAATGAGATTATGAATACAGTAACCACAATCATTGGTAATTGTATTGAGTATTATTTACCAAAAGAAATGTACAAGAAGAAACTTCTTTAACCATTGAACAACAAGAAACTTTAGATAAAGTTGGGGAGATTTTGAAAACAGTAACAAGTAATCAAAATTATACATCAACAATACCACCAAGTGTAGTTGCACAAATAGTTGGGTGTATGAATCCATCTGCTATGAACTACAATCCAAATGCTACTATTAGTAGAGAGGATTTATGTGTATTTCCAAATATTTCTGAAAATGTGGTAATTGATGAACCCGCTAAACAAACTAAAGTAGTTGTTCAACCAAAACAAGAGGAAGTAAGACAAGATCCACCACCACCACCAAAACCGGTGTTATGTAATGACCCTAATGCATTGAATTATGGATTAGAAGGTGTTTGTATTTACCCACCAATAAAAAAGAAAAACCAATAGAGTTATTTGATAATGTTGCAGATATTAAAGTTCGCGGTAGTGGATTTGATGATGCACTTCCAATGAATAATGGTTGGCGGTAGTTGCACAGATTAGTAAATAATACAAACAACCGAACGAATATTAAATCCAAGTAGTTTATTAGTAAATGGAACTGGTGATTTATCCATACTACCCGGAAGTCTTCCACTATCAGGTACTTCAATAAATAACGTTCCTATTAGAAGTGGTGGTGGGACTAGAAATATACCCGCACCATCAATAAGTGCAGAACCAATTATTTCAATAAGAAAAGATATAAAGGAAAATAACAAATGGCAAATACGTTTAGAGTTGTGACATTTGCAGCCGAACCAGCTTCCGCAGGCACTCCATATACTATGTATACGGTACCTGGTAGCACAACAACAGTTGTCATTGGTTTGATTCTTGCAAATATACACACATCAGCAGTAACAGTAGAAGTAGAATTAGTTAGTGATACAGCAACAGGTGTAAATACAGGTGCAGCAGCAACTAATGGAACAGCATTTTTAGTTAAAGATGTGTCAATACCAGCAGGAAGTTCATTAGAACTTTTATCTGGTGGAAAAAGTAATTTTACAAACAACAGATATTCTTAGAGTAGATTGTTCAGTAGCTGATAAAGTTTCAGGTACACTTTCTATAATGGAAATAACATAGGATTAATTTATGAGTTATATTGGAAAAGTCCTGCAAACGTAGCATTAGCAGCTAGTGATATTGCAGATGGTGCAATAACTACAGCAAAAATAGCTGCAGATGCAGTAACAGATGCTAAGATAGCAGATGATGTAGTTGGAACAGAACATTTAACTGCTAATGAAGTAGACACAACTGCTCTTGGGGCAGATGCTGTTACAGGTGCACAACTTGCAGATAATGCTGTAAATTCAGAACACTACACAGATGCTAGTATTGATTTAGCTCACATGAGTATTAACTCTATAGATAGTGATCAGTATGTAGATGGTAGTATTGATACAGCACACATAGCTGATGCACAAATTAACGAAGCTAAAATGTTAATTTCTAACGCACCAACAAATGGATATTTTTTATCAGCACAATCTGGCAATACTGGTGGAATGACTTGGGTTGAAGTACCAGCAGCAGACTTTAGTGCAGTTGGAGAACATCTTTTACCAAGTACAGATGATACTTATGATTTAGGAAGTGCAACTAAACAATGGTCTAACATTTATACTGGAGATTTGCATTTATCTAATGAATCTAAATCGACAGGTAACTCTGTTGATGGCACAAACGGAAATTGGACTATTCAAGAGGGTAATGACGATCTATTCATTCTTAATAATAAATCAGGCAAGAAATACAAGTTTAAACTAGAGGAGATTTAAGCATGGCAATAATCTCTAATGCAACAACGATTGCAGATGCTGGTGCATTTTCAGTTAGTTTAGGTTCAATGGTTCACATTAAAACTTTAACTGCTAGTAGTTCAGCTACATTAAGTTTTGTTGATGGTACAGCAGATGTTGTATTAGATGATACTTATCCTATTTATGTTTTTAAATTTATTAATATTCACCCAGCAACTAATGGAACAACATTTCAATTTAATATGAGTATAGATAGTGGAAGTAATTATAATGTAACAAAAACAACAACTGCATTTAGACCATTTCATTACGAAAGTGATAGTACACCAGAGTTAGCTTACGAATCATATGAAGATTTAGCACAATCAACAGCTTTCCAAACTATTGTTACAAATTTAGGTAATGCTGATGATGAAAATTCAGGTGGAAGTATGACTTTATTCAATCCATCTTCAACTACATTTGTAAAACATTTTATATCTAGCACTAATATGTGTCATAGCAGTGCTTACCCAGCAAGTGTAAATTGGCATATAGCTGGGTATGGAAACACAACAAGTGCTGTAGATGCAGTAAGATTTCAAATGGCATCTGGAAATATAGATGCTGGTCAAATTCAACTCTACGGAATAAAGGATTCATAATGGCAGTAATATCAAACGGAACAACTTTAATAGACAATGGTATTTTAGATGCAGCAATACCAACTGGTAAGATGACTTTAATTAAAACCTTAACTGCTTCTAGTTCAGCAACTTTATCTTTTGTAGATGGTACATCTGATGTAGTTCTTGATGACACCTATGATGAGTATGTATTTACTTTTAATAATATTCACCCAGAAACTGATGCAGTACAATTTGAATTTAATTTAAGCACAGATTCTGGAAGTAACTACAATGTTGCTAAAACAACTACAGCATTTAGAGCTGGTCAATATGAAAATAACAGTGGTTCTTTTTTTGCTTATTTGACTGGTGCAGATTTAGCACAAGGAACAGGATTTCAACGTTTAGAAGAAGGTGACTCTATGGGTAATGACAACGACCAATGTTTAGGTGGAACTTTAACATTATTTAATCCAGCTTCAACTACGTTTGTTAAACATTTTATTGCAAGAACTAATAATGCACATTGGGTTGATGTTAGCACAGATGGTTTTTTGCTGGGTACGGAAACACAACAAGTGCAGTAAATGCTATTCAATTTAAAATGTCATCAGGCAACATAGATAGTGGAGTAATAAAATTATATGGGATTGGGGGATAGATGGCTTTTAATAAATTAAAAGAAATTCACAAAGGAGATTATTCATGGCTTTAATTAGTAATGGTTCAACAATATTTGATAATGGAAGTATGGCTTCTGGTTTTGGTGGAAGTATGACATTTATTAAAAAGCTAACAGCTTCTGCTTCTGCTACTTTATCTTTTGTAGATGGTACTGATGGTGTGGTGTTAGATGATACTTATAAGGAGTATGTATTTACTTTTAATAATATGCACCCAAGTGCAACAGGTGAATTAAATTTTCAGTTTAATTTAAGTTCAGATAGTGGAAGTAATTATAATGTAACTAAAACAACAACTTTTTTTAAAGCACAACATAATGAAGCTGACAATATTGCTGATATGGAATATGTACCGTCTAAAGATTTAGCACAAGGCACAGGATTTCAAGCACTTTCTATGGATTTGGGTTATGGTAATGATGAATCTTTAAGTGGTTCTTTAACATTATTTAATCCAAGTTCTACAACTTTTGTTAAGCACTTTATATCAAGAACAACTCATTATATGAATAGTAGTAGAGCAGTTGATATTAATATTGCTGGTTATGGAAATACAACAAGTGCAGTAGACGCAATAAGATTTAAAATAGACTCTGGCAATATAGATGCTGGAGATATTTGCCTATATGGCATTGCTTAAAATTCAATGCTGTTAGGCATTGCTTAACAATTAACAATGGAGTATAAGAAATTATGACAAGACATCACAATATAAATGGCAACATAGTACCTTTCACAGCAGCAGAAGAAACAGCTAGAGATACAGAAGAAGCAGCTATTATAACTAATGCACCAGCTACAGCTTTAGCTACATTAAGAGATAAAAGAAATAGATTATTATCTGCAACAGATTACTTAGCTTTATCTGACAACACTTTAACTGCTGATATGACAACTTATAGACAGGCTTTAAGAGATTTACCTAATGGTAAAGATACAGTTGCAAAGTGTGAAAACGCTACGTTTCCAACTAAACCTTAATGGCTAAACAAAATTTTTCACACTATATAAAAAGAGATAGACCACCAAAGAGACCAGGGGTTCATAAGAAATCAATGAATAAAGATGAGAAACGTCAAATGAAACTAACAAGATATAAAGGACAAGGAAGATAAACATGGTAGCAACAGTAGACACAGTAGCATTACAGACAGGCTCAGTTAAACCTACATCTAGTAATCAAACTACATCAAGTAAAGCTACTTCACTGATTGAGTCTATAGTAGCTAATCCTACTATGCCTACGGGGACTACTATATCTCCACAATTACAAAACGTAGCAACAAATGAATTAATGAGTACTACAGGAGTTAGTGGTAGTGCAGCAGCAGCTTTACCTACAACTACAGCAGCACCTACAATAGCAGGAACTACAGCACCTACAAGTACAGCTTCAACAGTACCTACAGCACAGACAGCTAATACTTATACACAAGCTGGAGTAGCAGGATCAACTCCTACTATGACTGCAGCTACAGGAACTGTAACAGCACCAGCAGTAGCACAAACAGGTGCAGTATCTACAGACTCTACAGTTAGAGGTCAGTTAGCAAGTTTACAAAGTGATGTTGAAACAGCAGTAGCAGCAGGAGATCCTTTACCCGTATGGGCTAGAGGTGCAGCTAAAGCAACTGAAGCAGCTATGGCTAATAGAGGTATGAGTCAAAGTTCTATGGCAGCTGAGGCATTAGCCGAAGGTATTATGAACTCTGCTATACCAATTGCTAAAGCAGATGCAGATACTTATAAGCAAATGATATTTCAGAATCTTGCAAACAATCAGCAAGCTGCAATTACAAATGCACAATCATATTTACAAATGGATATGGCTAACTTGTCTAATAATCAACAAGCTAGTTTATCTAACATGCAAGCAAGACAATCATTTTTATTATCAGATCAATCAGCAGCTAATGCAGCTTATCAGTTTAATGCTACTAGTCAGAATCAAGTTAATCAATTTTATGATAACATGTCTTCTCAAATGTCAGAACAAAATGCAGCTAGAAATGATGCTATGGCACAGTATTCAGCTAGTGAAGCAAATAAAATTTCAGCATTAAATGCACAAAATACAGTACAAGTAGAAGAAGCTAATGCACAAAGAGAGTCTGCTATCAATCAGTTTAATTCTACAATACAAAATCAAAGAGACCAATTTAACGTTAACAATCAAAGAGAAATAGATCAGTCTAATGTAGTTTGGAGAAGAGGTATTAACACTGCAAATACTGCAGCAGTTAATGCAAGTAATCAAACTAATGCACAGAATCTACTAGGTTTATCTAACTGGGCAATGTCAGCAGCATGGCAACAATGGAGAGACGAAGCTTCATGGGTTAATACTGCTTCTGAGAATGAGCAGAATAGAAATCATAATTTAGCAATGGCTGCACTTGAAAGATCTACAGCAATAGATTTATCAGATCAGGCATCTAAAGATTCTATGTATCAGATGATAGGTAAGTTTGGTTTTAATTTATTTAATTAATAGGAGAGTATAATGGCGTTTAGTTTATCAAGTATATTTAAAAAGGGAGTAACAGCAGCTGCAACATGGGCAGGAAATGCAATTGGTGGACCTACAGGTGGTAAAATAGGTGGTGCATTAGCATCTAGCCTTATGGGTAAAGGCGGAGTTGGTGGAGATTATCAAATACAAAGTACTGCTGTTCAAGCACCAAGTTATGGTGGTAGAATGGGTAGAGAAAGATCTGATGAAGCTGGTAGTACTGGAGTTGCTAAAACTGTAGATGGTAAAGATTTAAATTACGAATGGGAAAGAAGACTAATGAATGCCATGGGTAAAGACAGAGAATATAAAAGAGATTTAACATAGGAAATATATGGATCAATTTAAAGAAGCACCGAATAACCCTTTTGACGCACCAGTTCCTGGTCAAGGAATGACAGATAAACCAGGTAATTATCCCTGGGAACATCCACCACAGTACACAGATACTATGGAAGCTACAGAATTTGTTTGGGATAAATTGACTGAACCACAATTTGCTGAGCAAGTTATTGGTATGTTAGATGCAGGTATTCCTGTAGAAGCTATTGGAAGAATTATTGTATTTAGTGGATTTTCAGAAGGTAAGTGGACTCCTGATGTTGCATTTATTATTACAGAACCTATTATGAAAATGATAGCTACAATTGGTATTCAAGGTGGTGTTAAGAAATTTAGAATATCTACACAAGATTTAACAAATAATAGAGAGATGAAATCTATATTAGATGTTAAGAAAAACAAAGCAGAATTTGAGAAAGCTAGTAAAGGTGTACAAGCAGAAATAGAAAAACAACCTGAACAAAAAGGTTTAATGGCTGCACCACAACCTAAAGAAGAGGAGATGGTATAATGGCAATAGATTTTGGAAGAATGATACAGGGTGTAGCTACAGGTGCTATGGGTCAATTTAATGCAGAAGTAGCAGCTAAAGATAAAATGAAAGGTGAGATTATTCAAAGAGCAGGTTTAAACTTTTATGAAAATACTTTACCAGACTTTGAGAAAAAAGAAAAATCTAGAAAAGAAACTTATGATAAACTCTCTGGACAATTTGGTGTAGACGTAGCAGAATTTATGGGTCAGAATAATTTTATTACAGGTGATGCTAATGATTATAAAAATATTTTAATTCAACTAGGTGATAACCCAGAAATTAAAGCAGATAAATTAAAACAATATTTAAAAACTACAGATAGTAGTTATACAAAAAGAGCTGAAAGTAGATTTGATGCTATAAAAGAAAGAGAAAAAACTATTATGGGATTAACTACAGGTGACTCTAAGATTGGTACTATGACTGCACAGTTACAGATACCCGAGTCTACTCCTATAACTGAGACTACAGAAGAAGTTGTTACACCAGCTGTTGAAGGAACACAAGTTGGACCACAGGTAACTGAAGCTGTACCAGAAAAAACAGAAATGAAGACAACTGCTTTACCTACATATGAGGAAATATTTGGGGATGGTAAAGAGAAAGTGGAACGTAATTTCTTTAATTTAAAAAGAGAAGATGTAGTATCTTTAAAAAGGTGATTTTGATAAAGAATATAAAACTAAATATTTAAATCCTTTAACTGGACTGAGAGAAGACACAAAAAGATTTAAAGAAGATTATGATAATCTCCCAGATGCAGAAAAAGCAGAACAAACTTTAGGTGGCTATGTTTATAATAGGCATTTTTAGAGAAAATTATTTACCGAGTGTAGGTTATACATATGGTACTGCAGCAGCAGAAGCATCAGAGCCACCAGAAATAGCAAAAGGTAGACTTTATATAGATATGTATAAAGCTAATGGTGATGATAAAATGGTTGAGGAAGTTAGAACCCGTTTAAAAAATGCAGGTTTTGATCTTACAAAATATAGTTTATAATTATGGCTGATATATTTCAAGGTCTACCAGATCTTAATACAGAAGCAAAAATACCTAACAACATTGAAGTTACTACTGATATGTTTAGTGACTTATTACCAGATGAAGAAAAATATAAATTTAAATTAACTACTGAGGGTAATAGGGGTTCTAATCTATCTGATAAAGATAAAACAGAACCTGGTCTATTTGATGATTTACCAGATATTAAAAGTGTAGAGTCTAAAAAACAATCTGATATATTTGATGGTTTAAAATTACCTGAAGAAAATAAAAAAATAGTGGATACTTAAAAGCACTAATGGCATTATCTCCATTAACTTCTATTGGTGAAAAACAGAAGACCTAATAGATGATATAGATGAAGATTCTACAAACTTAAAAAGATAGCTTATGCTGCACAGTTAGGTTTCTTTGATACATACAGAGGTGCTAAACAGATTACAGGTATTGATACAGAAAAGATGAAAGCTGATCAAAAAAACTTTATGAGTTTATGGAGAATGAAGATGGCTCTACTAACTACGGAGTTGCAGCAGCTTACTTTGGTGGTGCTATATTAGATCCTGCAGGTTGGTTATTACCTATAACTAAAGCAAAAACATTATATGCAGCAGCTAAATACGGATTTGTAAACTCAGGTATAATAGGTGCATTAGGTTATGTTGATGAAGAGAGTATACTAGATACTAGAGCAAAACAAGCTGGGGCTAGTGCAATAGGTGGTACAATTTTGGGACCAGTTATTACGGGTGTCACAAAAAAAATAAAAGGTGAAAAAGTATTTACAAGAGAAAACATAGGTATTCCTGGATTTGATTCTCCTAGTATAAAGGTAGGTGCTGATAGTGAATTACAAAAAATTAAACTACAGAATGAGGCAGGTTTAAAAGATAGAAATGTAGTTGCTAGAAAAAAAATTGAAATAGATGATTCAGAATTAATAAAAGATATGCCTACAGACAGATCAAAATTATTAAGAGGACCTAAACTTTGGTTTAGAGAAAATGTTGTAAAAGCATGGGAAAATAAAGTAGGAAAAAACATTAAATTATTTAACTAATGGTGAATATGGTGCAGAAGCAGGTGCTGCTGGTACAGGTGCAGTTATAGGTTACGCTTCAGGAGATGAGGATACTCCTATTACAACAAAATTTAGTAGGGCATTTACTGGTGCATTGTTAGGTGCAGGTGGTATTAAAGGTGCTAGAATGAAAACTTTTACTAAAACATTTGGTAAGGGTGAAGATAAAACTGAAGAAGTAACTGAAAGTTTACTAGATTTTTTAGGTAGACAATTTGTAGATGGTTATGGATTGCCTAAAAATTTTAAAGGATTAAAAGCAGAGGCAGATGGATTTGCAAATTCTATGGGCAGTAAGTTTACTTATATGGCAACAAAAATAACAAAAATTTAACACCAGATGAACAAAAATATTAATTAATTTACTTGAGGGTGATATTAAATTAAAAGTAGCACCAGCAAAACTACAAGAATTAAGTCAACAGTCTAGAAAGTTAATTAATGAAATGGCTCAAGACTATATAGACATGGGTCTTATTACAAAAGAAACATTTAATAGAAATAAAAATATTTATATTAAAAGATCTTACAGAGGTAAACTAGAAAATAGACCATTTGCAGAGGAGTTAAAGCACAGAGGTGCTACTCAAAAAACTACTATAAAAGAATTTGATGAAGTATATAAAGGTCAACAAGCCTACACTACAACTTCTCAAAAAGTATCTAAAGATGGTATTTTTAAAGAAGCAGAAAGGGAAAAAAAAATTAATTAAAGGTCATAGAGGTTGGGAAATATTAGAAAGTTCTAAAGCTGAAATGCAAAATATAACTGATAAGTATAATAATAAAATTAAACTTACAAGAAATAAAAAGAAAAAAGACACAACTAATTTCAGATAAGAAAAAAGAATTAGATGAAATGCAAATTAATATTAGATGGGATTATACTAAACCACAAAGAGTAGGATTAGGTGAAATTGAAGATGCGGCTTATGCTATCGCAGAAACAGGTAGAGCAGGATCTGCTACATTAAGTCAGTATAGATTGTTTGACAGTATATCTAAACAAGGCTATGTGTTTGATACATTTGCAAAAAGTACCTAAAGATTTAAAAGCTGTGTATAAACAAATACCTACTACCTCGTTAGGAAAAACAGGTGGTAAATTAAGGTATGGTAATCTAGCAGGTAAGTATGTACCTGATGAAGTTTACAAAAATTTAATTGCAACTAATGCTTATTACAGAAAAAGTAACTTCCTTAAAGGTTATAGATCATTAAATTCTTATTGGAAAGTATCTAAGACTGCATGGAATCCTACAGTACATGTTAATAATGTTGTATCTAATGTTATGTTACATGACTTAGTAGACGCAGATTTTAAATATTTATTACCAGCATGGAAAGCTTTAATGAAACATAATAAAGCTAACAAAGCTGGAAAAATGCAAAAGTCAGAGCTAGTTGAAATAGCTACTAGATATGGTGTATTTGATGTAGATTTAGTAAGTACAGAATTAAAAAATATTCAAGCAGCTTCAAGTGCAAAATTTCCATATACAATGGATGAAAGTGTAGATGCATTTAATAATTCTGTTAGTATGGCAAGAAATGTTTTTAAAGATAGTGTAGTTAATGGAAAACTCGGTCTTACAAAAATGACAGATTGGTACAGATTTGAAGATTCTGTATTTAGATTATCAGTATTTCAAGATAGACTTTCAAAAGGTTGGAAAGTACAAGATGCAGCATTAGATGCTAGAAAATCTTTTATAGATTATAACATTGATGCACCTGCTATTAACTGGATGAGAAATACTGTTACTCCTTTCTTAGCATACACATATAGAATTATACCTATACTTGCAGAAACAGCTATAGTTAGACCTTGGAAGTATGCAAAGTATGCAGCACTTGGATATGGCTTAAATAAATTAGGTGATACTGTAGGTGGAGGAGATGAAGATGCAGAACGTGCTGTTATGCCAGAAAGAAAATCAGGTAGATTTTTAAACATGGGATTTTTACCATTTAGAAATATTAAAATACCTGTATCCCCTGATAAAAATGGCAATCCTCTATATATGGATTTTACTAGGTTTGTACCTGGTGGAGATATTATGGATTTAAATGGTACATTACCTGGAGTACCTGCACCTTTACAACCGTCAGGTGGACTAGCAGGAGAAATTTTATTTCCATTAGCGGGTTATGATTTATTTAAACAACAAGAAATAAAAGGTTTGACTGGTAATTATAGTGAAGATTGGAATGTTAAATTAAAAGCTATTGCAAGTAAACTGATACCAAATATACCTTTTGTACCTGGTACATATTCTACTGAAAAAATAAAATCAACAAGATTAGGAATGGAATCAGGCTTTAGACCAGATCAAACAGAGTTTACAGCATTAGCACAAAAGTCTTGGTTTTAAAATAGAAAGGGCAGATATTAGCAAACTTACAGCTGGTAAAGTATTTGAATTAAAAAGAGAGATAACAGGATACAAAGAACAGATTAGTGAATTAAGAAAAAGATATACAAAAGGTTTAATTAACCAAGAAACATTTACTACAAAAGCAGAAGCAATTGCAGAAAAAATAAAATTAGTAGCAGCTAAGTATCAAGTTAAATTTGATAAAGCTACCTATGCTGATACTAAAGAACCATTTGAAGATATTAAAAATCTATTCGAGGGTAAGAATTAATGCCTAGAAAATCAGCCACAGAAGTTAAGATAGATTTCCTAGTAAGAGAGATTAAAGAACTTCGAAGTGAAACTAAACACTTAAGAGCTGATATTAACAAAGGCAAAGGTGCTATATGGGTACTTATACTTATTGCAAGTGCGATAGGTGGAGCATACAATTTTTTTAATAACTAAATTATAGGAGATAACAATGGAAAACATTAAAAACAAAGCAAAAGAATTATGGGCAAACCATAGTCACTGTGTTATCAGTGCAGCTATAGGTTTTGTTCTAGGTGCAATAGTATTTTAATATGTGGTTAGGTGCAATTAAACTAGCATTAAATGCTGGCACACATATATATAAAAAGAAACAAGAGACTAAGATGTTAATGGCTGATGCTCAGGCACAACATGCAGCTAAGATGGCTCGTGGAGATCTAGAGTACTCTGGTAAATTACTAGAAGCTAGACAATCAGATTGGAAAGACGAAGCAGTTTTAATAATTCTCTCAACTCCCATAGCAATTCTAGCATGGGCAGTCCTAAGTGACGATCCTACAGCTATGGATAAAGTAGGATTATTCTTTGACATGTTTGCAGAACTACCAAGTTGGTTCACTAATTTGTGGATCCTTGTAGTAGCAAGTATATATGGAATTAAAGGTACGCAGATATTTAGAGGCGGCATGAATAAAACAGATGGTAAAAAATGATTAAGCAAATAGTACTATTTATATACCACTACTCAACTAAGTTAAATTCTTGGTCATGGCAAAAATTATATAGTAATAGAAAAACAGGTTTAGGTTATAAAAAGTAATGGAGGATCTCGAGATGCACCCAGAATATGATTATAAATTTACAGCAATACTAATTGTATTGATTACATTATTAGCTTTATTTGGTGGACCTGCACGTTCAGATACCACTCAAACAAATGTTAGTGGGTCTAATACATCTATTGACGGAGGTTATACATCAAGTGCAACTACTAATTATGCAACAGGAAGTTCCTCAAATTCTACTACAAACAGTACATCAAATTCTAATATTAAATCAGCACCACCTTCAGCCTCTGCACCATCATATAATTCTATGACACAAGATGTGTGTGCAGTAGGTATATCTGCAGGTGTACAGACATTTGGTATTGGTATTAGTGGTGGTAGACATACGATTGATAAAAATTGTGAAAGATTAAAATTAGCCAGAATACTTAATGACTTTGGTATGAAGGTTGCAGCAGTTGCTATTCTCTGCCAAGATGAGCGTGTGTTTGAATCTATGATTCAAGCAGGTACTCCATGTCCAATTGATGGCAAGATAGGTAAAGAGGCAAAACAATTATGGTCTAAGTATGACCATGAAAGACCAGATTATTCTACATATGTTAAACGTATGAGAGATAGAGAAAAAGCTGACTTAGAAGCAGAAAAAAAAATGACTAAAGAACTAGATAAATTAGATAAAGAGTTTATAGATACTACACCTATTCATAAAAAATGATAGATAGATTTTGTTATAAATTTTTTAGTACGATGGATGATATTTGTGAATGGGTTGCTAATAAAATAGCAGGTCCAAGATGCAAGTGTAAAAAAAAATGTCAAGAAAAACTAATACAGCATTAATTGCTTTATTGGGTACAATACTTATGGGTCTTAGTACATGGGTACTTATAACACTTATAGAATTACAAACAATAGTAGCTATGATGCAACAAGAATTAATGTCACTTGATAAAGTTTTGGTAGAATATATGCACATATGGACCGACTAGCTAGCAGATGAAATGGTTAATTATATTATTATTTTTATTTACTACTATTAACGCTGAAGAGATTACTACAAATAATTTACTAGATAAAAATTTTGATAGTGAATCTTGGTCTGGTACTGCAGATGGTAGGCATGGCTCTAATGTTATTGCCTCCGAGCATAATACTTATATACAATCTGATGATATAAGTTTAAAGAATGATGCAGGTTTAACAGAATTACAAATACAAAATGGGTATACAACTGACCATGAATTTGAATATTGGCATTGGAATACTTATGAAAGTAGTGTGCAATCAACAGTAACTATAAAAGGAGCAGATGGCGAAACAACAACACAAATTAGGAATTATACTAGTGATAGCTGTGGCGGTAATAACTGTGGTAGTTACAGCACTGGCAGTGATACTTATACTGTACTTTCAAATTTACAAACCGACTATGACTTATCAGTTCGATATGATTTTACAGATTCATCGAATGATACAGACTCTCATTATGGGGTTGACCTCAGGGAACCTTCCCTCACTGTAACCTACGAGTCAGATCCTTTTGTTTTAAATGAAGATATTAGAGATGAGATAAGAGAATTACTAGAAGAATTTAAACCAGAAAAAGATTTATGGGTTAATGAAAAAGTTGAGTTTGTAAAAATTAAAGAAGAACCTGTTTACATGAATGAACCTAGAGAAAACTTTGAAGTAATGACAATGCAAGAACCAGAGTTTAAAGAAGAATTTTTTAAAGAAGAAATTGTTATGGAGATGAAAGAAGAAGTTGTAGACAATAATGAAACGTTTGTATCTATGTTTGATAACACTCCTGAAGAAGATATTATTGAAGAAAAGAATGAATTGATATCTAGTTTCTTACCACCCCCTAAGGATGAACCAGAGATAAAACGAGAAGAGATGGTTAAAGAAGAACCCCCAAAGGAGAGAGAAGAAATAGTTAAAGAAGAACCTAAAGAAATGGCTAGTGCCCCTACAGAAGAAAGAGAGAAAATAGAAGAAGAATCATCAACAGAAAAGGAACCAAAACCTATGGCACAACCAGACAATGACAAAAAAAAGAAATTAAAGAAAAGAAATCTACTAGCAAGACTGCTAAGAAGTCCACTGTTCAGAGCAAGAAGCTTGCCAAACAAAAAGTTATACAGCAGAAAAAAACAATTAGAGATAACTTAGTAAAAGTTATGGATAAAGTAGATAGAGATATAAAAGATATATCAAAGAATTTACAGATTAAAAATATTATTAAATTAGACGCTATGACAAGTGATCAGGTATCTCTTGATTCGTATGACGTACCCTTCTATAAAAGTAAAAATATATATTTAAATCAAATACAAATACAAGACATGAGACAGCTGTATACTGATATGAGTTTAAATAATTATATAGCTAATGATCCTGTAGTTATTATGGAAAATAAATTAAGAGACATAGAAAGTAGAAAACAACTACTAATAATGCAACTGGAGCAATTAAAAAATGGATAAAATTAAAGGACAACTAGCAGGAGTAGCTGCATTACTTGGTGTTATTGCCGCAATAGGTGGTGGCTTTGTAAAGTATGGTGAAGTCATGACTAAACTAGAAATATTAGAAGGTGCGTCTAAGGGTATTGACATGAGTTTTTTATCTGAAATAAAAGTATTAGAAGAAAAAGTTAATAAGTTAGAAAATGCCGACTCCTCTCATTCACATAACACATCTCATTCTCATGATAACACTGCTGTTAAAGTTCTTGAAAAAGAAATAGAGTTATTAAAGGTACAGATAGAAGAGATTAAAGTTAAATCATCTAACCCACTGGCAAACTAATGCAGCTTAGTGGTCATTTTAGTTTAAGAGAATTAACACAATCTCAAACAGCATTACGTAAAGGTATAGACAATAAACCTACACAAGATCATATAGAAAATTTAACTGAGTTAGCAGTACAGATACTAGAACCTACACGTAGGAATTTTGGTAAACCTATAGCAATCTCCAGTGGATATCGTAGTGAGGAATTATGTGAAGCAATAGGTAGCAAAACTACATCACAGCATGCACAAGGAGAAGCGGCAGACTTTGAATGTTTTGGAGTCGACAATAAAGAATTGGCAAAGTACATTAAGAATAACCTAGTGTTTGATCAACTTATACTAGAATTTTATAATCCAGATGACCCCTCAAGTGGATGGGTGCATTGCTCATATAGTAAAGAAGAAAATAGAAAACAATCATTATTATATAACGGAAAGGATTATACAGAATGGCTTACTTAAACGCAAATATACCTGTAATAGAATGTTATGTTAGGGGTAATTTTTTAAGAGATCAAAAAGATTCACACGACAAATACTTTGAGGTTGGTGTATTTGGATTTAGTTCTATACCAAACAGAGTACCTATGTTTCATTTCTTAATGGAAGATGGTGGGCTATGGTGGAGAGCACCTATATCAGCTTTCTGTTCTAAGCCTGGAGTAAAAGAATTACCATTAGATGAGTTAGTAATGTGGGATAGTTTTAGTTATAATGTAAGTGTTACAACTTTTTATGAACTAGCTGGTGCTACTATGCAATACACATCTAGACGTAAAGTAAAACGTAAAGGTAAATACTTATTTACAATAGATTGGTGTGCAGGAGATTTTAATGAATTAAATTTTGGTTATGCAGAGAAACCAGATCAACATAAATGTGGTCATGTGATTGCATTAGATGATGGGAACTATGCAATACAGCCAAACAATAGACTTAAAATGTTTAATGCATCTATGGGTGTTGACCCAAACAAAAATTTAATTAATAGATTAGTAAGTAGTAAGATATACTCTGTAGAAAATTCATCTAAATGGATTACAGATGAACATGAGGAAGGAAGCTACGATTATAAAATTAGAAATTTAGAGGAGGAAAACGATGACAGTGAATAAAGCAAACAACTATACTCAACCTGGTAAAAGAAAACAAATATTTAATAGAATAAAAGGTTCAGCAACTCAAGGTACAGCTGCTGGAAAATGGTCTGCAAGAAAAGCACAAGCATTAGCTAAAGCTTATAAGAAAGCAGGTGGAGGCTATAAATCATAATGGCATTAGCAAAATCACAAAGAAGTTTACAGGCTTGGGGCAAACAGAAATGGAGAACAAAATCTGGTAAGCCTTCAAGTAAAACAGGTGAAAGATATCTACCTGCAAAAGCAATTAAATCTTTATCATCTTCTCAATATGCAGCTACAACTGCAGCTAAAAGAAAAGGTAAAGCAGCAGGTAAACAATTTGTTAAACAGCCTAAGAGTATAGCAAACAAAGTAAAACCATATAGGAGTTTTGCATAATGGCTAAAGCAGCATGGACTAGAAAGGAAGGTCAGAACTCTAAGGGTGGACTAAACCAGAAAGGAAGAGATAGTTATAACAGAGAAACTGGTGGTAATTTAAAAGCACCACAACCTGAGGGTGGCTCAAGAAGAGATTCTTTTTGTGCACGTATGCGTGGTATGAAGAAGAAACTTACTTCAAAGAAAACTGCTAATGATCCTCAGAGTAGAATTAATAAAGCTTTAAGAGCATGGAATTGTTAAATGGTAGCACTAGCAGCACAGCCAATACTAACAACTATAGGTAGAGTTGCAGTACCTAAACTAGCAGATACACTAGTAAGAACTGGTGCTAATAAATTTGTTAAACAGTATGGTCAAAAAGCTTTTGAAGCTGTACTAGGTACAACTGCAGGTCTTAAAGCTTACAAAGAAACTGAAGAATATTTAACTGAATATCTTAATCACATAGATAGTGGTGGAGATGAAGGATCTTTTGTACCTAAAGGTAGTATGCCAGGTACAGATAGAATGACACAGATGGATGATGCAATGGCAGTACCTAATGTAAATGAAAGTGTACGAGAAACAGGACAAGGTTTAGTTATAGGTGGAGAAGCTAAAGAAATCCTACCACCACCAGAACCTTTTAGTACACCCATAGATAGTCAGACAGCTACAATATTATCAACACCTATTCCAGAAAAAGTAGATACAACTTTATCTACTCCTATCCCAGAAAAAATAGATACAAAAGAATCTTTTCCAGATCAATCTGGAGAATTAAATAAACCTATAATATACTATAATGAAAAAGTAGGTAAGAAAATGTTGACTAAAGAATCTACGGATTATAGATTACAACATAAACCTAGAGGACCAGATGATGAGTACCCAGTACGTTTAGATGACCTTACTCAAACTACAACAGGAGAATCTGCAGGATACCCAAAGGATTTTTATTCTGAAAAGGGTAAACGAATATATGCCCCAGGACAATCCTTTGAAGGTGATGAATTTGGAATAGCTAATAATGAAAGTTATAGTATTATAAACAGTGTTAAAGGAAACCCAGATGCTGAAGTTACTATTTACAGAGCTGTTCCCAATGAAAAGAATATTACAAAAATAAACTCAGGTGATTTTGTAACACTAAGTAAAAGATACGCAGACTTACATGGTGCTGGAGGTTATGGTACGGATGGTACAGATAGTGGTAAGGTATTAGAATTAAAAGTTAAAGTAAAAGATATATACTGGGATCAAAATGATGTAAATGAATTTGGTTATTTTCCAGAAAAAAATAAAGATGTATCAGATCAAACAGATAAATTAGTAAGAGGTATAGGGGATAACAATATATCAAAACAAACTAAAGATTTAGTACCAGAAAAAGCAGAACTTGGACCTCTATCTGCAGTAGAAAAACAAACAGCATTAGCACTTAAGGGTGACAAACCAGATTTTTATTCAAGGGCTGTTGAAGCTATTGAAAATGCTAAACAAGATAAATCTACTAAAGGTAAGTGGAAAAGTATTGTACAGAGTAACTCTACTAAAGAAGAAATAAAGTACTTAGGCTTAGACAAATACTTGCAAGGTAATGAATCTATAACTAAACAAGAGTTGTTAGATTTTGTAGATCAAAAAAATATTGCAGATAAATTAAATGTAATTGAAGTACCTTTGGCAGATCAGCTTGATTTTTCACAGTATTCTATTGGTGGTGCAGGTGGTAAGAGGGCTGGTGCTAGTGAAAGTACTAGAGAAGTATTAGGTGCAGGTAATGCTGAACTTCCTACAATGAAAGGGTATAAATCTACTGTAGAGCAATATGTTTTTCAAGTAGGTGGAGTAGATATAGGTATGGCTGATACAGCACACTTTCCTGAAAAATATGCAAAGGATACTATAGCACATGCTAGAGCACAAACAGGATACTTTAATGCAGATGCTGTAGAAAAAAGATTAGATTTAAAAGAAGCTGATGGAGAAAAATTAACTAACAATGATAAAGTTTTAAAAAATGCATCTAGACAATTAGAAGATACTTTTATTATAGACGAAATACAATCTGATATGATACAAGATAGGCAAAAAAAAGGAACTAAAGAAGATTTTGTTATAATAAAAGGCAAAGATATAACACCAGAATTTATAAAAAAAAATTATCCTAATTATAATATTAAAAATGAACCCTTAGATATACTAGTAGGTAAATCTTTAGATGAACTTAAAGAAAGGAATATTCAAAATAATTATAATGTTTTATATTCTGTAGATAGCACTACAGGTGTATCAGCACCAGAAGTTAGATTACAAGATAGCCGTTATTATGTTTTTGATAAGGGTAAATTAGTTTCTAAACTATCTTTTGATTTACAAAGCAGTGCACAGAAAGTGGTAGAAGATGAGGGACTAAACCCACTACCTATAACTGAATCTAAAAAGTATGTAGAGCTAGTATTAAATGCTATGATAAAAAAGCAGTAGAAAAAATTTAGATAGTATTGGTATAACTAATGGTCAGATACAATATGATAGATATACAGGTCAGCCTATTGAAGATAAAGAAGGATTAAAAAAATTTTATGATGAGATTGTATATAAACAATTAGAAAAAGTTGCTGATAAATACAACGTAAAATTAGAAACTGTTAAGTTACCTGGTAAAGGGGAGATAAAAGAATTTGATGATATAGGTTTAAATGAACCTACAGAATCAGGAGACGGTGCAGCAATAACTCGTAGAGCATCTAGAGCAATAAGAAATGGATTTGTTTTACGTAAAATTTCTGGTAATTTATTAGCTAGTACATTGGATGATTTAATTCAAGGTAGATTTGAAGATCCTGAAAGAGCTAATAATCCTGGTGCAGTGTTACCAAATTATACAAGTATACTTACTGATACTGGTGTAGCATCTGGAGATATGGTATTAGAAAATTTAATTGAGGATAGTGCAGATACAGATGGTGATAAAAATTATTATATATGGGTAGCACCTAATACTCCAATAGATACTGCAATACAAGAAGGCACAGATCGGTATTCATCTTTGTCTGGTATATGGGATATTGCAGATATAAATTTGCAAATGCCTATTTCACCAGCTATACAAACTGAAGGTGCAGATTTTGTACAAACTATTAGAGAAAATGAAGGAAGAGATCTTACAGATTATTTTGATGAGTACGAACACTCAGTTAATAATTCAGTAGATGTAAATAACTATAATAATTATATAAATAATTTTTATAATAAAGAAAATGTTAATATTGGATATAGTCATGAGATTATAAAAATGCCTTTACCTAAGAAACTCCAAAAGGATATACTAAGCAAGCCTATTAAACTTAGTAAACTTAAAACACAAACAAACAAAATGTTAACATAATATTATGAGAGATACAAAACTTATAGACGCATACATAGCAAAAGAAAATAAAGACAAGAGAGAAAAAGAATTGTTTAAAGTTTTAAAAAAGAAGTAGAGACAGGTGCTAATGGCACACAGAATTATATAATAAAAAAGGTATTAATAAAATACAATAGCTAAGAAATAAAAAGGGGAAGCGTGAACTTCCCCCATATAGGCAACAACAGGGCTCCTTTAAGGGTAGCCTTTTTTTTTTGGCGACACTTATACCAAAACTTTAAATTTTCTGTATCATCTGCTTAATGTCATCCTCTAGTTTTTTACCTGCAGAGTTAGCATGATTAATAATTGCAGCACATAGATTAGCTTGATATTTATAATCTTTAAGTGCTTCTCTTATTTTACCTACAGGCTTTCCCCCGTAGTCAATCACTATTGCATTATCTTTATTAAGACCAATCTTTAATTCGAACAATAGACCTGTGTGTTTGTGTAGATTATTTTTTTCCATTAGACTCCTCTGCTTGTTTCTTAACAAAGTCTGCACCAATGCTAGGATCTAATTGATTTAATCTACCTAACATATTCATAAGTTGTACAACTTCTGCGTAAGGTCTAGTCATTAAGTACCTCATTATGTCTTGTAGTTGTATTGAATCTATAAGATATGTTCTAGATCCTGTGCTTTCTTTTCCTTTCTCTTTAGTCATTATGCTCTCCAAATTGCTTATGTATTGTTTTTATATTCTCTTCTGCAGTAGATATTACATTTATAAGTTTATCTAATTCTTCTATAAACTGTGGGTGCTCACCAATTGCAACAGGGTTATCTAAGTACACAGTAGCTTTAGCTTTAGCATCAGATATCTGTGCTGTATATTTATCATGTAACGCATCTAAAAACATCTCTCTCATTGTTGCCCCCTAAATTGGTAATATTTATTTTCAATAAAATCTTTATCTAGTAAGTAAGCATTATCCATTTTATTAAATGCTTCCTTAGCATCTCTTATTGTTTGGTTTAGTGTTCTACCTTCTCCTAGACAACCTGCTACAAAGTCTTCTACTTCTTGTAGTGCGTGTTTAACTGCCCCCATCTTTGACCTCCTTTACTAGTCTGTTTAAATACCATTGTGCTTTTTCTAAATCTTGCAATGGCTCTCCCTTGAACTTATAACGAGAAACATATTTTAAAACGTTTCCTTTTAAGTACCCATGATACTCATCACTCTCCATACAATCACGTATAACATCTATAGTTTCTTTCTTACCATGCTTGTAGTGTGATGGTGAATTAACATTATCAAATGTTACCTCATTTTCATAGGATATATCATGGCTATGATCTATCTTTTTTTCATACACTCTTTTACTTTTTACCATACTTTCTCCTAATTGTATTGTACTCCATCATCTCAAGATCGTACTCACCTTTATCTACATTACGTTTAACTATCAATCCACTCCACCACATTTGCTGTGTGTTCTTAGCATAGTTTTCTTTGTGATGCAAGTAACATCCTGCAGATAATCCCATAAGTTTTTTACCAGAAGGTAATGCACACATGGCATAGTCAAATGTATGTATGTGACCTACAGTAGAGGATACTTTATTTTTATAAGTAAGGCACGCCCAATATTGTCACCACTAATAGGCTTACCCATAACACCAGTAGGAAAATTATGACAGTAGTATACACCATCGACCACAACTGGAATTTGATACTCATGAACTTCCCAACCATACTTTTTAAATTTAAAGTCATCTGTACTAATTGTTCCTTCAAGTTCTGGTATTTCATCTACTGTTCTATTTATCCTATCTTCGTGATTACCAAGTAACATGATTTTTCTTGGTCGTCTTCCATTAAGACCTTTGTTAAATTGTTCTAGTGCATCATGAACATGTTCTACATCTTTCTTATATCTTCTACCTTCAAAAGATTTCTTACCTTTATCGTAGCTTGATAGTGAATCCATACTAGCAAAGTCTCCCATGCATACTATGGTATCTGGTTTCAGATCATGTGCAAATTTACCTGCCCATAAAAATCTGTCATTGCTTGCCTTTGGAGTGCAGTGAGGGTCTCCTATTACTAAGTGTGTTGCCATATTAGTTTAACTCCTTATCTCGTTTATGTTTTAAGTATTCAATAAAATCAATAACATTATCTTCACTGTCAAATTCTGCTACAGAGTTGATTGCTAGTAGTTTTTTTGTTACTCTTTTTGTCATCAGCAAAACCACGAAGCCCATACATAAATGTAGTTTGGGGATCTGCAGTTGCCATTTTAATCATACCTCTTGCAATAGTAGAACATACTTCATATTCTTCTGTTGACATTTCAGCTTTACTATCCATTACGATACCACAAGTAAAACCTTTTTCCCAAGGTGTGACTAAAACTTTTATTGAATTATTAACATCAATACTTTTTTCTTTGTCATTATTTATACCAATACCTTTCATAATTTTCTTTATTATATTCTACTGCTTTAAATTCAAAGCCTCTCTTCATACTCTTCTTTGCAA